GGATTCTATGATTGGGTTGTGTCTTTTGACCTTAATAGTCTCTATCCTCATCTCATTATGCAGTACAACATCTCGCCAGAGACGTTACTACCGCATCGGTTCTCAGGAATTTCGGTAGACAAGATTCTCAATCAGGAAGTCGATCTTTCTGGTCTTGATGGTCAGACTGTATGTGCAAATGGTGCATGTTACGATACAACTCGTCAGGGATTTCTGCCCAAGATGATGCAGAAGATCTATGATGAACGTAAACAGTACAAGAAACTGATGCTTCAGGCAAAGCAGGAGTATGAAAAGACTCCTACCAAGGAACTGGAGAAGGCAATCAGTAAGTATAACAACATTCAGATGGCACGTAAGATCCAACTGAACTCTGCTTATGGTGCCATCGGTAATCAGTATTTTCGTTACTTCAACCTGGCAAATGCTGAGGCAATCACCCTGTCTGGGCAGGTCTCAATCCGTTGGATTGAGAACAAAATGAACACTTACCTGAACAAAATTCTAAAGACTGATGATACTGACTACGTTATTGCTTCTGATACTGATTCCATCTATCTCAATCTGGGTCCTCTGGTACAAAATGTATTCAAGGACAGAAAGAAAAGCAGTGAGAGCATTGTTGGGTTCCTTGACAAGGTGTGTGAAGTGGAATTTGAAAAGCATATCGGTCATTCTTATGAAGCGTTGGCAACCTATGTGAATGCATATGATCAGAAGATGTTCATGAAACGTGAGAACATTGCTGATCGTGGTATCTGGACTGCTAAGAAACGATATATTCTCAATGTCTGGGATAGTGAGGGTGTTCGATACAAGGAACCCAAACTCAAGATGATGGGCATTGAAGCAGTCAAGTCTTCTACACCTGCACCCTGCAGGCAGAAGATTAAAGATGCACTGAAGGTCATCATGTCTGGTACTGAGGAGGAGACTCAGCAGTTTATTGCTGCATTCCGAGAGGAGTTCAGGACTCTATCCCCTGACCAGATTGCATTCCCACGGTCATGTAACAACCTGTCTAAGTTCAAAGACAACACAACACTCTATCGTAAGGGCACACCCATCCATGCCCGTGGTGCTATCCTGTATAACTACCATATCAAAAAGAACAAACTTGATCGCAAGTATCCCCTGATTCAGGACGGTGAGAAGATCCGATTCCTGTATCTAAAAGTTCCTAACAAGATCAGTGAGAACGTGGTCTCCTTTATTCAGGAGTTCCCGACTGAACTTGGACTTGACAAATACATCGATCATGACCTACAGTTCGACAAGAGTTTCCTTGAACCACTCAAGATCATTCTTGATGTCATCGGTTGGAAGGCAGAAAAAATCGCAACACTTGAATCATTTTTCCTATGAATTTTCTACAAGATATTGCCAAAGAGATTGGTAATGAATATGCAGGCATCGTTGCTGACGGTGTTGCTGCTGGTGATACTACTGCATTTGTTGACACTGGATCGTACATTTTCAACGGTCTGGTGTCTGGTAGTATCTACGGTGGTATCCCATCTAACAAAATCACTGCTATTGCAGGTGAATCATCCACTGGTAAGACCTTCTTCTGCCTGAGTATTGTCAAGAACTATCTTGAGATGGACCCTGATGCAGGTGTCATCTACTTTGAGTCAGAGTCTGCTATCTCTCGTGACATGATTGAGAGTCGTAATATAGATAGTAAGAGAATGGTCCTGGTCCCTGTCACAACTGTGCAGGAGTTCAGGCATCAGGCAATCAAAATCCTAGACAAATACTTAGCACAATCTGAAGAAGATCGCAAACCCATGATGTTCGTGTTAGACTCATTGGGAATGCTCTCCACTACCAAAGAGGTAGAGGATACTGAAGCGGGTAAAGACACTCGTGACATGACTCGTGCTCAGGTAGTGAAGTCCATTTTCCGTGTACTAACACTCAAACTGGGGAAAGCAAATGTACCAATGCTTGTCACAAATCACACCTACGATGTTGTCGGTGCTTATGTTCCAACAAAAGAAATGGGTGGTGGTTCTGGTCTTAAGTATGCTAGTAGCACAATCATTTATCTCAGTAAGAAAAAAGAGAAAGACGGAAAGGAAGTCGTTGGAAACATTATCAAGGCAAAGACTGCTAAGTCTCGTCTAACTAGGGAGAATGCCGATGCTGAGATTCGTCTTTACTACGACGAGCGTGGACTGGACAAGTATTATGGACTACTGGAATTGGGTGAGAAGCATGGAGTCTTCACCCGCAAGGGGAATCGTATCGTTGTTGGGGAATCTTCCGTTTATCCTTCTGCTATACTTGCTGATCCCGAAAAATACTTCACCCCCGAAGTCATGATGCAACTTGATAAAGCAGCAGAAAAGGAGTTTAGTTATGGTTCATAATCACATTCGTATTTTTAATGATGTTCTCCCTGCTAATACCTGTGCAAAGTTGTGTGAGTATGCTAGGGGAGAACATGATTTCAAGATGGATAGGTTTGAACTAGATAATCGTCCTAAGTTCTGGAAAGGATTCTTTTTGCCAGAGATTAACAAAGATCTTCATGATCATTTGATTGATCATGTCAAAGATTACACAGTTAAATACTTCAAGCAAATCAAATATGATCTGAGTCTTCTTCCCGACTCTTGGAGTTTGGAAGCACTAACTCTCAAGAGGTATGATCCTGGTGATAGGTTTGATCGACATGTTGATGTCACTAACTATGATGCAGCACGTCGTTGGTTGGCACTTCAATTCTATTTGAATGAAGACTTCAAGGGTGGTAAAACTATCTTTGAAGGGGGTCCTACCATTCAACCTAAGACTGGTAGACTACTTATCTTTCCCCCTACGTGGGAATATCCACATACAGGAACTCCTATCCAATCAGGTCAAAAGTATTTGCTGACGACCTATCTGCACTACAAAAATGACTGAATTCGATGAGCAATTTCTAGACGAAGATTGTGTAGATTGCAACGAGAATGCATCCAAACTCATGAAAGAAATTGAAGAGGGTTTGGAAATTATGGAGAGCATGGAATCTGGGATTACTCAGACCATGAATGCTCAGGACATTATTGATAATAACATTGTCACGATCTTAGATGAAAATGGCAATGTTATGTCAGCAGTACCTGAATGTGTACTACAAAATACACTAGAATCTTACAGAATTTCTGGTTTCAATATCAAGAAATGGCGTTATACTAGAGTATTCAGACAAGCAGAACAGTTTGTTGAACGAATTGATGAACACCGTGAACGATTAAATGAACAGAATCGAAACCTTAATCCTGAATCAACTTCTGAACAATCAGGAATACCTGAGGAAGGTGATACCCTTCCTGAAGAAGGACTATTTCGAGTCGATCTCAACGAAGACCTGCTTCGACAGCATCAAGAGCTTTGTTCAGAACTATGATCAGACTCCAACAAAAGAGATTCTGAGAGTTGAGATTGAGAACCGTCTCGATCTAACTGAAGATCTGTTCAAAGAATGTCTGTCCACCATCGACTCTCTTGAAGAGGAGGATCATGAACTGCAGTGGTTGGTTGACACTACTGAGAAGTGGTGCAAAGAACGTGCTGTCTATATTGCATTGATGGAGTCTATTCAGATTGCTGATGGGCAGGACAAGAATCGTGATCGTGGTGCCATTCCACAGATTCTTTCTGAGGCATTATCAGTCTGTTTTGACAACACCATCGGTCATGACTACCTTGAGGACTCTGATGCTCGATATGATTTCTATCATCGTGTTGAAGATAAGATCCCGTTCGATATCGATTATCTAAATAAGGTTACCAAAGGTGGGATCCCCCGCAAAACTCTAAACATCTTCCTTGCTGGTACTGGTGTGGGTAAGTCCCTTGCTATGTGTCACTGTGCATCTGCAAATCTTCTTGATGGCAAGAATGTCTTGTACATCACTCTGGAGATGGCAGAAGAAAAGATTGCAGAAAGGATTGATGCTAATCTGCTAAATGTTGGTGTTCGTGATTTGGGTGATTTGACTCACTCGATGTTTGATAAGAAGGTGGTTCAACTACAGCAGAAGACTCAGGGTAGACTCATCATCAAAGAGTATCCTACAGCATCTGCACATGTTAATCATTTCGAGTCTTTGCTTGATGATCTTGCTATCAAGAAGAATTTCAAACCCGATATTGTCTACGTGGATTATCTTAATATATGTGCTTCTTCCCGATACAAGAATAACATCGTCAACTCGTACACGTATATCAAATCGATCGCAGAAGAACTCAGGGGACTTGCCTGTAAATATAACGTTCCCATTGTCTCAGCTACACAAACCACACGTTCAGGTTATGGTAGCACTGACCTTGACCTCACTGATACTTCTGAATCCTTTGGTCTGCCTGCTACTGCTGATCTTATGCTTGCCATCATTTCTACTGAAGAGTTGGAAGAACTCGGGCAGATTATGGTGAAGCAATTGAAGAACCGATACAACGATCCAACCGTCAACCGTAAGTTTGTTCTGGGTATTGACAGAAACAAGATGAGGTTGTATGATTGTGATCAGTCAGAAGGTGGGGACCTTCTGGACTCTGGACAAGAGGAAGCACCTGTGAAAACTTTCAAAGACAAATTCGCAACACTAAACTATGACTAAGAAGCAACAAAAGAATGTTGGTCACCCCCAAGCAGACTTTGACAACTATCAGAAGTTTGTCATGTCTATCACCAGCAAAGAGTCTTCTGACAATGATGTATTCCTGGAACGACTTGCTGCCCTCAAAGATGAAGGTTGCGAAACCCATCGACTGCTGACTGCTGCTGTAGGTATGTCTGCTGAGGCAGGTGAGTTCACCGAGATTGTGAAGAAGATGATCTTCCAAGGCAAACCTTATAATGACGATAACAAGAAGCACCTGCTGATTGAACTAGGTGATGTCATGTGGTATGTCATGCAGGCATGTACTGCTCTGGGTGTGTCTCTTGATGAAGTTGTAATTCAGAACACCTACAAACTTCTGGCACGATATCCAATGGCAAAGTTTGAGGTTGAGAAGTCTGAGAACCGAGCAGAAGGAGACATCTGATATAGATAGGGGGTAGAGTTACCCCTTTTTTTATGGCTACCCTGTCCGAAGTGTTGCTTGCCGTCAATAAAGTCACACAAGATTTGGACACTACTGTAGATGCTAGTGCCAAAGTAACTAAGATTCTGGTCAAAGTTGATGATAGGGTGACTGCTAGAGCAGATATGGTCGAAGCTTTGAAAGAAGCAGGATTAAAACAGGGTACAAATAGTGATCAGCCTAAACCTAACTTTGGTAGTTCTGACTTTGTTATCAGTAAGATTCCTGAGTCTAGTTTTTATGGCATTGTAATCAGAGAAACTGCTACATCAGTCATTAGATACATCTTCAAAGGCAAACGTGGAGGATCAGGTGCTGGCGCAGCAGAGACTAAGAAGACTGAATCAGGTCAGGCAGTCTATGCTGCAGTGGCATTTAACCTAGGGAGACATATTACACAGGCAGACATCACACCAGAAACAGTAGAGGCAGCAAAAGGTTTGTTTGATGTTGATGAGACTAGAGAAAATATTTTTAAGATGGATGACTCTTGGGTTTCATCTTGTGTGAAGGGTGCTAATAGACTCTGGGATGAGTTCAAAGCTTTGAAAAGTAAAGGAGTTAAGTTTCACCGTGGATCATCAGAGGTGAACTATATTGAGAATCAGTTCAAGAGAGTCAAGAAGGCAGAAGGTGTCAGGATTGACATTAACAAATGGTCTCCTGCTGACATCTATGTTACTACCAGCAATTATAAGCATAAGTGTTTAGAAGAAGAGCAGACTCTTCAAGGTTTGAATCAGTGTATGATGCATAGATTGGTTGGTGAAGGTCAGGGTCCGATTATGTTTGGTGTATCACTGAAGAAAATTACACAGAGTAATGCCAAACTTAGTAAGATCAATGTTGATCCTAAGACCTCAAGAGATCAGTTTTATGATTCATTCTATAGAAAAGGTATCAAGTCTGCAGACTTGTATATGAAGTTTAAGAGTGGTGTTGAAATTCAGTTTAGAGGATTTGATGGACCTAAGTCACTGACAGGATTCCAAGGAGAAGTCAAAGGTGCTAGTGCAAACCAAGGTAAAGTTGGTATGGGATCAGTCAATCTGATTCTCAAGTTGCATGGACTCAAGCAGATTCCAGATGTTGCAAGTATTGTTAGGAATAAGGGAGCACAGTATGCTGCTCTAGAAGCAAATGTGAAGAAGGTTATTCTTGCTACTTCTCCCTCAGCAACTGAAACGAAGTATGTTCAAGTCATTGAAGATAAGACAGAAGCAGGTGAACTAGAGGGTTTCATGTATGCTATGGGTTGTGCAGCAGCACTTTATGATATAATTACAAGCATTAGAGATACAAATAAAAGAGATCAGGTATGTGAAGATATCATTCTGTATGCATCATCTAAGTCTATTATCTCTGCCCCATACTATAAATTGGAGTGATTGACAAATCAAGTAAATAGTATTATACTGATGAGGTGAATCTACAACATCATGTACAAACCATACTCCCAAGAATGGCATAGGTATAGATACCTGAAAGAAGCCATTGACAAGTACCTTGAAGAAGGTGTTGATCCTACATTCATTATGGATGACATCAAAGACATTCTTCATGTACGTTCTGAAGCAGCCTATGCTGAGTTTCATAGGATCAATCAACTAGAGCACTATCTCTCGGACGAATAACATGCTTTCTACTCAATACAGACTACGTTTAGAGTTTATTTGTAAGTGTATTGTAAATGGGGAAGATGTAAAACTTGAAGACATGATCTGGGCAGAGAAACTTGCCAAAAGGCATACCACTGCTCGTGAATGGTTGAACAAAGCAAGACGTAAGGCTGCTAATCCTGATATGGCAGAAGGTAGCATGGATGATTTCATGAATCAACTAGGATTAGGTGATCCAGACCCTTCTAACTATAGATCTGGATTTCAAAGTGCTGATGAGATCGTTGACTGGTTCAAACAAGACAAACCTGATGATTGGAGACAAAGAGACTAATGATACAAGCACTAGTTTATGGAAACGGTAGTCAAGAATCAGAAAGAGCAAAAATGGTTCTTGAGGCATGTGGTCAGGATGTAAGAGAATTCTTATTAGGTGCTGACTTCAGCGACAAACAGTTTAGAGCCGAGTTTGGATCAGAAGCAGAGTATCCCCAGATTGCCATTGGATTGGACCATCGTGGCAGTTTGAAGGAAACTCTCAAATACATGAGTGACAAGGGCATGTTCACCTGACGAACTGTCCACTCCCCTCGCATCACGGTCCATTTCGGTGAATCATACAGGTATGAAAAACACCCACCTTGAGCATCTAGAAGACGAACTGCTGAACGAGGGTTACCTCGGTGCACGTCGTGCTTTCTCTGTCCTTCGCAATCTCCGCAAGAAACTGACTGGTCTTGGATCTCCATCCACTATCACCGTCAAGTATGATGGTGCACCAGCAGTTGTCTGTGGTAAAGATCCTGACAACGGTATGTTCTTTGTTGGCACTAAGTCAGTGTTCAACAAAAAATCACCTAAGATCTGTTACTCACATAAGGACATTGACTTTCATTATGGTGGGCAGTTGGCAGAGAAACTTCATGCCTGTTTTGAACACTTGTCAAAACTAAACATCAAGGGAGTTCTTCAAGGTGATCTTCTCTTTACCGACGATAAGAAACTTGTATCTCAAGGTGGAGCAAACTACTGGAGTTTCACTCCTAATACTCTCACTTATACCATTGGATCTGACACGGATCTTGGTAAGAA